TGCTGACATCATCCTCATCGCCGAATACGTGGCGCGTGATGTCCATGCTGCTATCCTCAAACGAGGCTTGGAACTGGTTGCCTCCAATGCTGGCGGGCTCGCCTATGACGCGCAGGGAGTCAATAAGGCCGGTTTTTACAAATTGCTTGAACACGTTCATGGCTTTGCGCCATCATAGCCACCTGTCGCCCGTTGTCAATAGTGGAACAAAAAAGCGCCACCCCGTGAGGAGTGACGCCCTTGATTGTGTTGCTATGAATTAGCCGAGCAAGATTGCTGCGTGCTCTGGCTTCTTAGCGACCCAGCCCCAAAGAGCGTGGATGCGGTAAAGCACCATTCCGTCACCAGGATATACGCGAAGGTCGAAGCTAATTCCGGTGCGAGGATCGGTAATGATCTCGTTGTCGATGGCAAGGTCGCCCTCGGCTGGGAATACTGGCAAGCGGTTGGCGAGCAAGAGTGCGTCCGAGCTGAATGCGAGGTTGCGCTGGCTGGTAGCGTTGACAGTCACTGTGCTGGTGTCAGCAACGTCAGCGACAAGGCCAGGTGCAGCGATAACGATGCTGCCAGGAGCGGCAACGCCAGTTGTGACAACATACTTGTTGCCGTCGATGGTTACGACATCACCAGCAAGGACTGTTCCTGAACCGGTGTCGATTGCAATAGTGGTGTCACCCTCGGAGGCTGCTCCGTTGAGAACGTAGCTTGTGCCGGTGCCTGCTGTGGCTCCGTTGATCTGTGCAGACTCACGAACGCTAAACCCTTGAAGGTTGAGAAGTTCGCCGTCACGCAGTGTCATGGATGTGCCTGCCTCGTTCGCCTTGGTCAGTTGCCCAAGTGTGCGGAGTGCTGCGCCTGCGCTGGTGTCGATCACGAGTGAACGGCTAGAGCTAGGAGCTCCGTTGTCGTCAAGGATCTTGCGAGCCTGTGCAGAGTCGGCAAGAGTTGAAGCAAACGGAGTAGTGCCAGCCGTGCCGTAAGCGCGGGAAGCTCCAAGCGCGAGTGCATCGCACACGTCATTTTCCATCTCGTTGGTCAAGACGCGGAATGCTTGAGCGATCTGGTCTTGCTGGATGTTCAAGAAGCCTGGGCCGCCTGAGTCCATTGAGTTGGCTTCTTCGCCAGTCCATGAGAAAGCAGCATACTTGTTTTTGCTGAGAGTCAGGGATGAATTAGCGATAGTCTGATCAACTGCGGATGGAACAGCCATTGACGGCGTGTAAGCGCTGGAAACATTGGTGGGCGCTTTGTGGATACGAAGCGTTTGGTTCGATGCTACGCGGTCGGCTGATGCGTCACGCTGAACACCTGGGAGAGCTCCTGTCAGTTCACGGGACACGGTATCGAGTGCCGCGTAAACGTCAGGAATCAAATTGGATAATGTATTAGCCATAATTTTGTATTGTTGGTATTAGTTTGGGTTGTTGATGGTTGTACCGCCTGCGACTCTGAAAGCCTCTTTTTCCTTATCGGAAAGAGCCTCAACTTCGCTGACGGTTTTAATCAGGAGATTGGTTGTTGCTGGTTTTGAAGCCGCTTTTTTTGCTGTATTTTTCTTAGCTGGCATAGGTCTAGTCGGTGATGATTTTGCCTCCGTTCTTGGAGAAGTCAGTTCGAGCGCGTGGCGACATTGCGTTGAATTCTTCGCGTGTCACCTCGGTAGGCTCTTCGTCGCTGATCTCGGCAACGGGTGCGTGTGCGCTCACCTGGACAAGCTCGGCGGCTTTCGCTGAAACGGCTTCGTCGGTGATTTCTTTTGCTTGCTCAATCTCTGCGTCCTTAGCCTCAAGTTGGGCTACCTTTTCGGCTGCCTCTGCTTTGATGGTTTCGGCTGCCTCCACTGTTTGGGCGGTGGCTTGTTCTGATGCTTCAAGTTGTGCGGTGAGTTCTTTGATGGTCGCCTCGTATTCACTCACAAGAGCGTTGGATGCGGTCAAGTCCTCGGATAATGTCACAGACTCAGCCTCACGCTTGGTGATGGTAGCTTCAAGGTCGGTGACTTCGGCTTGCGATGCCTCCAGCTTGGCTGTGAGGTCTTTGTCTTTGCTAAACATAGGTTTGTTGTTTGTTGGTTGTGGTTGATTAGAATTGTTATCGGCTGACTCTTTGCCGTCTTTGATGATGACATCGACAAAGCCAGCCTCCTTGGCTTCACTTGCGGTCATCCATGTTTCATCCTTCATGAGCGCGCGCATATCTTCGGCGCTGCCGTTGGCTTTCTCTGCGTAGATTACAGCAATTTCTGCGCTAATGCTTTCGAGGATGTTTGACTGTTTCCTAAGGTCGTCGGCATCTCCGTAGGCCATGACTGATGCCTCATGAATCATGATGCGGCTGCCGTGTGTCATCTTGCGCTGGTCACCGGCCATTAGAATTACGCTGCCCATGCTGGCAGCAAGGCCCGACACGGTGGTGATAACCTCGACGCCTCGGCTTGATATGCCCTTGAGCGCGTTATAAATCCTTTGCCCTTCCATAACGCTGCCGCCTGGTGAGTTGATTTCGACGTTCACAGACTCCAGCGCGTTTTCTGCTGAACAAGTGATATCTCCAATTTGCATATTAGACGCAACGGCTGTTTCACCGTAAAGCTGTTCTAACTCGTCAATGAGCTGGTCTGCTGAATCTTTATTCACCGAGTCATTAAGCTTAATTTTGCCCGCTCGGTTTTCAATGTTTATGATTTTATTCGTCATCGTCTTCGGTGTTGGTGTTTTCATCAGCCTCGTCAATATCTGCTTTCGACTCGGTTCCTGATTGTAAAGTAATTGGTCTGCGGTAGCCGCCGTCTTTTTCCCATGCGGCCATGACTGCTGGGCTGACTGATGGTAAGCCTGCTTCTGTTCTGAACGCTGTCTCGTCTGCTGTCTGTGGTGTGATGCTTCCAGCACGCACGCCAACGCCATAAGAGTCAAACTTAGCTTTTAGAGTTTCAAAGTTAAGGACTGCCTTCTTGTGTTCTGTCTCGTCTTCTGATTCGGTTTCTGTTGGGATCATATCGCCAGGCTTGGTGAGTATTGCCAGCTCTGCCACGTTGTGACCATAGTCCTCTGCCACTTTCTTAAGCATGGCCAACTCCTTGGCGCGTTGAACGACAACATCATCATAATGTTCGCCCCGGCGCTCGGTGATGTCTGTGGCTGTAATGAGTCCAGCGCGGAGGTCTTCAATATCTGCCTTGCGCATTCTGCCCTCGTCAACGGTGAACTCTGCCGGCTTAGTAAATGATACTTTCCACCAATCTTTTGGTAAGGTGTAAGCGCCCATTTTTGCACGCTTGGCGATGATGTATTGAGCCAGGCGCTTGTAGCCGCTCTCTAGTGTCTCGCGTCTAGCTGCTATTGATTTGTTAATGTCTGCGCTGAAACCACGCACGCCTGCTCCACCGACACTACTTGAATCCAGCATCTCGCGCCTCCACCCCATGGCAAAAAATGCCGATTGCTCAATTAATTTTGTGAAGTTCAACCATCCTTCTGGAGGGTCGTTGGCCGTGTGTGCCTTGAGTGATGAACCGTTCTTTATAATTCTGATTAGGCCTGAGTCGATATAGGTGGTAGCCGGGGCATCCGTGTCGCCACCGATCCCTAGTGCGTTCCTGCCTATGTCTCTAGTCCCTGACTCAGTAGATTCCACCAGCGTGAGAATGCTGTTGATCTTCTGTTTCATCTTCTGCGCATCGCGGGTCTCTGCTAGGTCATACCAATCGAGTATGGCTGCGGCGACTGTTGGCTGGCCTCGGCTCTGCGAATACCATTCCATGTCGGTGAAATGCACCACGCTATTTGCTGGAATATCTTGAAAGCCTTTAACTCTTGAATCGTCTTTCACTCGATAGGCGACCGGAGCCATATAGTCGTCAACGATGACGCCCGTTTGTATCCTGCGCCCGTTATATGTTGGTGAATCGGAAACGAAACCATCACGGCAGTCACCCCAGTCCCCTACCTTGTGCGCTTCTAAGAATTGCAGCTTAGGAAATCCGGTCTCTGGTTGCTCGGTGAGGATCACGAAAAAATCACCATCAACGTCGAGCAGCTTTGAACCACGCCAGATGTTCTTTCTGAATCCAAAGTTCGACCCTCGGATATCAAAGGATTGGTCAAGGCGTTTAAAGTCCTCTTCCACGGCTAGTGCAAAGTCGGTGTCAGCGCTGAGCGATTGTAGCCGCCAACTCCCGCCGTAAACGTAGTTAGCCTTTTGTTTCACTGCGCCAGCAATGGAAGAAAATGATTGAAAAATATACCGGCTGTCACACAGCATCATCTTGTGGCGATGCGCCGTC